GCATCCCCATGATCGCCTGGTCCTCGCTGCTGAAAGCCCCCAACGCCTCTTGGAAACCGCTTAGCCCTAATTCTGCCCCTGGCAGATCAGCACTCAGTTGGCCTATATCCGCTACCAGGGCATCTAACCCAGCAGGCGCGGTAAGCGCGTCGAGATCGATGCCTCGCAGCGCATCCTGCAGCAGTCCCACCTTGCCCATGAGTGTCTCAGGTGCGTCGAAAGATCCTAAGCGACCTTCCAGCTGATTAAACGCAGCAGGCATTTGAAAGCCTGCAATGCCTGCTGCCTCGCGCCCTGTGCCCATGCCCGTGCCATAGATAAGGTCAAGCAGGCTTTCGGCTTTCTTAGTGCCTTTTTCCAAAAAGTCAGGACCTACCTCAAATCCCCCAATACCCTCAGTTAGGCTTGTGCGCAGCCCTTCGATCATATCTGCTATGGGTGTTTCTACATCACGCTCAAACGTAGCAGGTAGTGCCCTACCCTCTTCTTCCAGCCCAGCGAATAATTCCTGTATAGGCGATATAGCAGATTCCTGTACCTCCCCTGGAAGATCCCCAATCTCGCTACGCAAGGGGTCGAGCAACTTGTTGATGTCTACATCGGTAAGGCCGATATCACCGCGATTGATCGCATCGATTCTGCCTACAATGTCTTCACGAATCTCGGCAGCAATCGCACTTGGATCACGCTCAAAGTCTGCAGCAGTGAGAGGATTGATTGCCGCGACCAACTCATCGCGCAAGATGCCTGCCGCAGCTGGGTCGAGGGTAAAGCCAGGCACGCCACTTCCAGCTACGCCCACCTTGATCATGCCCAGGTCATTTAATAGCGAGAGCTTGATCTCTGCCGTATCGTCTAACTCAAACCCATCGGGACCGACCTTTATAATCTCAAGATCCTGCAACAACTTCTGCTCGGGCGTTTGCCCATAGTCTCCCGTGCCCAGCTGAAACTGCCCAGGCCCCACCTCGACGTAACCCAGGTCAGCAAGCAGCTTGTTTGCTGACTTGCCAACATCCTCAATGGCAAACTGGTCAGGTGCAACCTCCACTACGCCAACATCGTCCAGCAACTTTTGGGTCACCGTGCGAGGGCCTGTCGCTGCAGTGTAATCAGTGCCTAACGCAAATCGCTCAGGACCCACCTCTATCGTGCCCAAATCTGCAATCAGCTTACTTACCGTAGCATCGATGTCGGCAGGAGTAAACTGCGAAGGGTCGATAGTCACATCGGGGATAAGGTCCCTTAAACGATCTACCGTGCCTGGAATATTGGCAGGTGCGAATGCCTCTGGTCCAATACTTATGGAGGGGATTAAGCTGCGCAGCTTGGTTACCACACTGCCAGGATCGTCTACCGTGAATTGCCCAGGACCCACTTCAATAATGCCCAAATCTCCAAGCAGCTTGTCTTCTACAGAGAATGGACCCGTCGATTCGGAATAGCCCTCACCCAATTTAAACTGGTCAGGACCTATCGTGACATCGCCCACCAAGTCGCGCAACCTGTTAATGGTTGCATCGACATTCTCTGGGCTAAACGATTCGGGACCAAATTCTACATCACCCACCAACCCTCGCAATCGATCTATGATAGCTTGACGATTACCTCCTACATCAAACTGATCCGCATCGACTACGATGTCTCCCAGACCTCTGACCAGTGCATCTGCAACCCCTGGCGCAATGGTGATCCCCGTGTCACCAAATATTTGTCCCATAAGCGAGTCAGGAGTCAGAGGCAGATCCAGCTGCAGCGACATCGGGTCCACCCCACCAAACGCCTCTTTGGTCGCTATGCTGGAAAGTGCCTCGCCCCCAGGTCCCGTACCTCCAGGACCAAACAACAAACTCCAGGGGCTTGCCATGTAGCGGAGAATGTTGGCAGGATTCCAAGGGCTGGGTTCGTCTTCGGGCACTGGCTCATACCCGCCTGCAGTCGAAGCAAAGCGCATATAAACAGGCTTGAAGACATCGGTCCACCACTGCTGCAGCACAGTAGGATTGGCACGCACAAAGTCCAGGCCCAGCCCATATCGATCTAACTCTACCAGGGCATTGCTGGGCGCACTCCCATATAAGTAAATTGGGAACAGGTCATGGTAGCTCCCTAAGTCCTGCCCCTCGGGTCCTGTGCGTGGAGCGTAGACTGCGCCAAGATCAAAGAAGGGCGCACTATAAGGCTCGGTGCCTGGGACTACGGTGCCTGTATCAGGATCGATGCGCGTGCCGTAGCTGCCGAAGAAGGTGCCTCGGATGCCTCCCGTATCAGGATCGTAATAGGCTTGCGAGCGGTCACGTTGCCTTTTACCAAGAACCTCGTCAGAATCTACGATAAGAGGCTCGGGGGGTGGTGGTGGACCATCGGTCACCACATCTGCTGCGCCGTCATCCGCATCTGGCAAAGTCCTCTCTGTCTCTTCGTCAGTAAGCACCCTTTTGCCAGCGCCTTGTCCAGGGGCACTGCTACGAAAAGAGCCACCAGGTTCCCCTGCCTGCAGGTCATACATGGACACATCACCAGGCAGACCCTCACCACTTATGAGCTTGTCTATCTGCTCGTCAGTAAAGCTAAAGCGATTTGGAGGCAGTTGGCCACGCACGTACTTGCGCAGCCCAGGCATATCATAACTCTGTGTAGTGGGGCTGTAATACGGCGTAGCGAAATTGCCAGGTATGCCGAAGCTGCCTACGTCAACTGCCATCAGGAGACTCCTGCCTTAGACTTGCGCATACGACCAATCGGCAGATACTGCAGGTGCGTATGTCTGATTCTAAAGGTTTCGTTATTGTTATTGTTGGTAAACTGCAGGCTGGAGTGCGGGTCATACCCACTCATATCCAGGTCCGCACTCACCATGCGCAGCGACCCCAGCTTGCCTACGTCCACCTTGTCTGAGTCGAGCGTAAACCCCGATCCTACCAGGTTGAGCAAGCCTGTGACACTGGTAAGACCTCCCGATTCCTGCGTGACCGTGACATCGTAATCGCCACTCTCATCGAAGTAGGTGCGGCTATAGAGCCAGCGCAGGCGTGTGTCACCTCCCTGCGGTGGAGGGGCACCTGTGATAAAGTTGGCTGAGATAGCGCTACCCGCATCGTTGTCGTTGGTGCTGACCATATCGTAGAGCTTCCCATCGAACCCACCTGCGTGCGGCTTGTCGCTTACCAACGCAGAGCATCCTCGCTCAAAGCCTGTATAGGGTCCCATCCATATCTCAAAGCGCTCGTTGTAGATGATGCAGTAGTTCATCTTGGTGCTGGAACCATAGGGGATAAAGAACCACACCTCGTTGACGCTGGGATAATAGACTGCGTGGATATGCGCTAATCGGGCACTGTTCATGTTGGGCCAGAACCCATCATCCAGCGCATAGCTGATCTTGCGAACCTCATCACCCCCCTGCCACAGGTAGATACCATCGGGCCTAACGAACAACTGGCGCTCGTTGGGCAGCGTAAGGCACGCTCGGGGTGCTATCGTCCCTGCTTGCGTGCGCTGCTGCAGCTGAAAGGGTATGCTGGCGTTGCCTGTAGGTGTTAGCGTGTGGATGCCCTCACGGGTATGTATCGCCAGTGCATTCTGCATCGGCACCAGGGCAGTGATGTCATCGCCTACATTGTAGAAGCTGGTAGCACCCCATGTCTCTATGTCCAGGATGTCACTGCGCCACACCCTATTGGGATTGGCATTGGTGTTGCCCAGCCACAGGCGATTGTCCCACCAGGCAACGTGCGAGGTCCAGCGCTGCGGCATTGCCTGAGCCTGCCCATTCGATAGGTGGGTTTACGCCATTGACTGCCACCATCCTATTTTTGTTAGACTCTTTCTCGCCCGTAGTAACAAACTCAAAGTTGTTGTCATCACCTGCAGTGATCGTCACAGTGCTTGTGATGTCCTGCCAGCCACTGTTGTAGTACTGGATCGTCGCGCCTGCGGTGATGACCGTATAGTTGCTGGTGCTGTTATAGGCGTAGTCATGCACCCCCGTGATCGTGGGGGCACCCGATATAGCCGCTACGCTTTCGTAGGAGGCAAAGCCCTTGCGCTTCTCTACCGCGCCTGCAGCATTGATGCGCGTGTTATTCATAGAGGTGCATTCGTTGGGACCCACATCCTCGGCAGGGCGATTATAAACCACACCCCCTGTCCAGGGACCCAGCTGGATGCTACCCCCTTGATAGGCCATTAGCCAAGAGATCCTTCGACAGGCTGAAAGGCGAAGGTCACGCCATCATCCAGGCGCTGCATACGATACCTTCTGTTGCCATCGGACTGCCTGTTGACGTTGAGGGCCTTGTTGACCACTTGCTGGTATTCCGCGAACTCCAGCGTTGCCCCTTCGTAATCGCCCTTCTCCTGCTTGTAGAGTCGCGCTAAGCCGAAGTAGAGCGCAGGCTGCAGGATGATGGGCACCTTGACATCCAGGTTGACTGAGTTGTCATCAGAGGTGTATTCGGGCAGGTAAGCGTAGTATCGGTAATCGATATCTGTAGCACTGTCAGAGGGAGCAGGATATAGCTGCACCTTCTGATACCCTGTAGTCGTATCCAGCCCCACCATAACGACTGTGTTGGGTTCGCCTGTCTGCGATTGATCGGGATCTTGTACGTCGAGGAACTCGGAACCCTCGACGCGCATGGTGTAGTCCTGGCTCTTGTTGCGAAACGACAGGGCATAGGCCAGGTCAGAGGCGAGGCTGTATTGCTTCGTTTCAGCTATACTGCTCAGCGTCCCGTAGATAGACCCCGATTGCTGCACCCTCTCACTGGTCTGGAAGGTGCCTGATTCGTCTTTGACAACCAGCACCTTCGTAGAAGCATTCCAGGAGACTACCGTAGCGGTAGCGGCACTGGTCACTCCTGTCACTGTGCTGTTGGCCGTAAAGGTGCCCAGGTCTGAAGCTAAGGTGAACTCACGGGTGCATTGGATAGAGTCTGTCTTATGCAGCCACCACCAGGTTGCTTCACCTGCCAGCTGCTGCAAGATTGCGTTGAGGTATATTCTCGCCTGCGTCTGGAAGTCTGTATTGCTAGTAGACAGTCCAGTGCGCGATAGGCCCATCTGAATACACTCTAATACGGTCATATCAGGTTACTCCAGGACCCATTCTCATACCCCTGAAACTTATTCGTAGAGGTGTTATAGACCAGCATTCCATTGGATGCCGATAAAGCATCTCGCTGCGTAGTGGTCAGGGTAGGTACGCTGAACGAGTCAGACAGGCTCAGCGTACCTACATCTGCCGCACCAAAGTTTGCTGCTTCACCAAAGACCGTAGCAGCGTTGACGCTACCTGCTACAACCTGGTCTGTGCGTTTGTTCATTCCACCGCAGTAGCTGCCAGTGCTTCGGCATCAACGCCATCGATCTCAGCGTTGCGAGAGGAGTACGTCTGACCATCGTTCCAACGCTTCAGCCAGGCGCGAACTGCTGCCTCTCCCTTGTCCGCAACGCCCTGCGGAGGACAGGGCTGGAAACCAGGTGTGTGGAAGGTGCCACCCCCATGCGCTGCCAGCACCTGCGCTGCGTCCGCATTCGTTTGCTTGCGCGGTGCTTTGACAGTTGCTTGCACCCCCAGCGCATCACGAATCTTCGCTTTTTGATCGTCGCTTGCGCGTTCAAGCAGGTCGATGATACTAGGTTCCTTGGGTGCTTCCGCTACAGGAGCAGCTTGCACTGCAGGCGTAGCTTCCGCGATAGGAGTGATTGCTTCGGGAGCATCGGGGAGAGGATTCTTCCTCGGTCTTGGCATGATTTCCTCGTAGTTAAAAGAGAGGGGGCACAAAACCCCCTCTCTCAGTGATACTAAGCGGTTAAACCTTGCAGCAAGACCCCTACATGCCCATTGTCATCTGATGCGTAAAGCGCAAAGCCTACAAGAGGCTCAGTCTCGGCATCTTTCAACTGAACATGACCAGCGTCACTGTCTGACAAGGTGAGATTGACTCCTATTGCCAAAGCACCATCACTAGCAATGAGAGCAACTCCAGCAGTTTGGAACCATCCGTAATAATTGGCAGTAAACGCAATGGGAGAAACGCCAGCTACGACATAATCGGTAGCAGAAGTTGCCGCCAGTACGTTATACCAAAGTGATCCTACGATTGCTACGTCAGTAGCAGTGGTCATAGTAACTTTGATAGGATCGTATAGTTCGATGTCTACCTTGCCACTGGTAGTGGCACCAGTGGCACTGTTGCTCTTAATGCGATAGCTATGACCTTCGCCAGTTCCATCGCCACCGTCGTTAGCAGTCTGGAAATAGCCACCCGCATATTGATTGGCGGTAACACTTGCCAGGGTTATCTGGAACTTATTAGACCCTGCAGCAGGGCTAAAGTCACCAGACGCAGCAATCACAATATTATCTGTCTCAGCCAGTGCCGTGGCAGACAAATCTTGCGATACCAACTCTGCAGCATTGACCGCAGCAGCAGTGTATCCATACCGAAATACACGCCCATCTGCGAGTTCCAGCTTTTCGCCAATAGCATACTTGGGAGTCGAAGACTCCTCGTAGATGCCCTGGCCTGCGCGACTGCCAACGCCTTCGCCACCTATGCGATTATTAGCGAAGTTGTGATTTAAGTACGTTACATCCGTAAGTGCCATTGTTATACCTTTCCCCTATGGGCAGGGTTAAAAGAGGGGGCATTGGCTTGCCCCCCAGGTTAATTAAACCGTAGTAGAAGTGGTGATGTTATCCAGCACGCCCTGCCTACGCCTATTATTACTCATCAGCTGACAACCTACTATGACAAATCCCACTTTGGCCTGCTGATTTGAAGGCTCTTTAAAGGGGGTCTTAGCGAAGTTCAAACCTTCCTGCATCCTAAGCTTCAGGTAGCGAGTTTGAAGCATGAAAAGCTGATGCTGACCTGCGGTGCCTGGACTATCCCGATCTACGATGAACTGTACGCCTCGGAACGAAGCGTTCTGATTGCCATCACCAATCGCCTGGTCAGTAGCAGAAGTGAAGCGATAGTAACCAGTGCCCTCAAAGATCGCTTCGTAATCCCCGTACACTGAGTAGTTGGTAATCAATAGATCAGGGGTATCATTCGCCTCGGAAACTTTGTTCCAAAGGTCACGCATGGCCAAGATGCCATTGTACATATCGGTGGACGATTCTTTCACCGAAAAATTGGCAGTCGAATACGTGCTATTGTAATCAACGCGCTTATTGTCCCACCAGGTGTTGGTGCCAGAGTTCACAGAGTGAACTGTCTGACCAGCCGTAATGTGAGCAATGTCTTGCAAGCCCACGATAGACTTGCCAGTTTGCGCACTTAACATCGCTGAATTGATCGTAGACATCGCACCCGTCATGGCCTGCTCAGTCTTCGCAGTCAGCAGCTTGACCGCCTTATCGCTGGCGCGATTTTCGATTTCTTCGGTCATCGAAATGACAATGGGCGTAGCGTTGTAGCGGAAATACTCAAACGCTGCCGTGATGCCATCCGTGCTGTCGGTGTCCAGAGAATCGTACCCATCGAACCAGGTCGAATCAGTAAGACTATACATCAAGTCTTCCTGGATTTGCTTCCCACCTTTGGACACTTCCATCATGCCTTTCTTGCGAAAAGCAGCGATGGTGGGGTACGAGTTTGATATGTTGTCGGTCAACCTTTTACGCTTGCTGCGCATGGTGCTTGTCCATGCAGCGTCCCAGGTCTCGGTAGTCGTTATTGCGGCCATTGTAAGTTATTGTCCTGCTTAAGGTTGCGGCCTTTTTTTGATAAGGTGTTTTACCTATTCAAAGCCAAGGTTTTTAAGCTCGGTGACCAACTCTCCATCACTGAGCGGTGCCCCTTCGCCACTGACCGTCACCTGCGCTCCACCACTTGCCTGCCGCTTACTAGTACGTCGCGTAGTCTGGTCCGCTTGCCG